ATTGCTTTTGCATATGCTGCCGCTTCATTCTGGTCAGCAAACGCCTTTAGATTAACATAACCACTTTCAGGACCAAACGATTTTACAATAAAAATTTTCTTCATATTATTCCCAACTTTTCTTGTCACCAAACTGTTCATTCCATTCATAACCTGCCATATAATCAGAAATTTCTTTTTCTGTCATTTGGACTTCTTCAATTCTAGGAGAGGTTGAAGTACCTTCAACATAATAATGCGGTGTGATACCACGATGATAATAACTATCAGCAGAACCACGGTCAAAAGGACCACCATGGCGGGTATCATAATTATCACGGTCTCTATAAGTAGCAAATTTCATATTAAGCTGCCTTCATCATAAAAGTAGGATACTTCACAAAACCAGAGGTGTCTTTTTTCGCTTTACCTTTGGCATACAAACCAACCACAACACCTTTCGGGTCTAAGAATCTCAAATCAGAATCATCACCATTGAAAACTGGCATACCAACATAATCTTCAGGCATTGGTAAAGTCTTTTTGATACCAAAAACAACCGCAACATTATAACCTTGTGCAACCGCTTTTGTCACATCGATATCATTACCATCAGCAGCGCTAAATGTTAAATGATAATTTGAAATTTCACTTACCTTACGACCAAGAATTTTGGTGTAATCATAAAATTGGACTTCAGGGAAAGCGGAGAAAATATTACGGAATAATTTGCCATTCCGAATCACTTCGTATTTTTCAAAAGAAAGGTCGCTTGTACCATTCAAACGAAAAACAGGAACCAAATCTTTTTTAGCACTTTGCTTGATACCTAATTCAATATCTTTTACCAATTGAGTAAAAAACTCGGTACGATTTTCGAAAAACATTTTGGTTTTGCGAATTCTCGCTTTTTGAATAGCGTTAGTATTTTCGCCTTTTTTAAACATACCACCACGACCAGCAGTATTCAAACAGGCAGCGGTACAACCAGCGGTACGCTTTGGACAGGTTTCATAACCAGAAAGATTTGCTGGTGCAAGGTGCATAATGTAAGTATTGAAACCTTGCTTCAAACCTTTTAGAATTTTTGGATTGCCAGTAGATAATAATTTCATAATTTAAGTGCCTTTTTCATTCTCAACAAGCATAGGATAACATGAAAATGCCGAATTGTCAACCAGCTTCGGAACATATGTTGCAAAAAAACAACAAAATGTTAGTGCCCACTAACTTATTGATTTCCAATGGTTTTTTTGCGTATATAATCAATGACCGCATTAGCTTCTGGAAAACCATCTTTTTCTTTCAAATCCACGGCATCATCAATCATTTTTAATTGCATTTCGTGGAGACCTCCAACAAAGGTCATTAATTGATTTTTTGTTAAAACCATTCTTATTCTTTGCATTTTATTCTCATCCATTTTATCTTCGCATATTCGCTTGGTCTATTGCTTCTTCATCCGTAAAAATTGGCACAGCATTGGATTTGTGTAAAGTGCCAATACCTTTCATTTTGTCGCCAGTGTAAACTTTGCCATGAACAGGTTTGGTGCAAGTACCAAGTCCAGAATTCAAACTTGGATATTTTGGTGTCTCTCGCACATATGGTTTTGGCGTAGAATACGGTTTTACATTATTTGTCACTTTGACTACTTTTTTGGTTTCGTATTTTTTAAGCATTTCTTCCCAAGAGCGAGACAGCTCACGCTGTTTCGCATTTGGTTTACGCTTTTTTGATTTTTGATGGGTATAGATAATCATTGATTTGCAATTTTCTTGGTACCAAAATACATGAGTACCAATCCTAACACGGCAAAACCGATTTGTGAGGCAAACACAGCACTAGAGGCAAGAGGTTGTGCATCCATGCCACCAACTGCACCAAACACCATTAGAAAACCTAAAACTGTCCTAATCATACTTCCACTCCACTTTGTAAAAATTGGCGGTCTTGAATAACCCAAGAAATATTATTCGCCAAGATATCTGCATTTTTTTCATTTAAACATTCCGCCAAAACCTGCAATTCTTCATTGGTCATGCCATTGATTTCGGAGGCAACTTTTAAAACTTTAAAGGAATTTGTAATCATGCAAACTCCACATTTTGAAAACCGATTGGTGCAACAAATTTTGCAATACCATCTTCACTCACAATTACATCACCAACGGAGACGGAATGCATACGGTCGATTCTTTGAATTTTTTCTTCAGGACCAATGTTGCCAATTTCGAAAACATCATTAAAAGAGGTGGCGTCAATTGTCGCTACTTTTTTGTAAAATACTTTTGCTTTTAAAATCGCAGCAGCATTAGGTTTCATAATCGTATCCAAGTAGGCTTCACGAATCATTGGAACACTATTTTCCTCATCGGAAAGATTAATTTGAAAAACATCGAATTTCATAAACAACTCCTTATCAATCATTATGGTTCTTCAGGTATATTTTCGGTATTGTATTTTGAAATTAGTTTGGATAAACCCGAATGTTTGGTTTCTTCAAACTTGCGGTATCTTTTATCTAATACCATTCGGGATTTTAATTCATCAATTTCATCGCCATGCCATTTTGCAAAAGCGACAATTTGATTTTTTGAATTTAGGAGATAAGTATGGTTCGGTGGTCGGTATTCGAGACCGTTCCATACCGTGATTTCTTTTAGAATTTTCATCATTCATACATCCTATCACGGAAGGATGGAATTGTCAAGTGCTGGTGTTGTTTTTTTGCAACACCAAGTTAGTGGGCACTAACCTTTGAGGAGGCGCTGTTCGCTTGATTCTCGCATTTCTTCCTCAAATTCGGCAATCTGCAAACGGTTTAATTCTTTTTCTAAAACCGCTTTATCGCCTTGTGCTTCCGCTATCTTTAATTCCAATTCACGGATTTTCTTGAGTAACATTTCTCTATACGACATATTCATCTTTCTCTTGTTGCTTCAACAACCGATAAGTTGATTTATCATGGTGTTTCTTTTTTTGTTTTGTAATGAAGAAATTTTCTTCATGTTTTTTAAACTTCGTTTTTGTTGGTTTATAGACTTTCTTTCCGCCTAACATTTTGAATTTTTAAAAAACCTCCTAGAGGATATGGTCTGCAATGCCAAGTTCTACTGCTTCATCCACAGTCAACCAAACATCACTTGGCGGTAAAAGTTTGGTCTTAATAACTCTAGTGGATAAATCGGTACATTCTTTGATAAGTTCGACCATACGATTATTCATATTTTCATTTTCACGCAAAGATGCTTTAAGGTCGTGATACTTACCTTCGGTGTTTTCTGAGAATTGGTGGCAGAGAATGCTTGTGTTTTTTGCAATGTATCTACGACCTTTGTCACCTGCTACAAAAATCATAAATGCGGCTGACATTACACTTCCCATTCCAATGGTTCGAATTGGATACTTGGAACTACGCATGATATCAATCAACGCAAAAGCATCACACAAACTTCCACCTGATGAATTGATGTAGAGTGTAAGTTCTTTATCTTTGTCATCGGTGTTCTCAAAAATAATCCACTTAATTGCTTCTTCGATATTATCTTCATCGATTTCGCCATTGAGAACATGGATGTGATTTTTAAGTAAACCAAGACCAATGAGGTCATCGGCGCCAAGCGCCATATCATGTATTTTAGGTATTGTCATGTCTTGTATGCCAGTTATAAGCGGTTTGAATAATAGAGATTATATCATGCTTAGGTCGGTAAGTCAAGACTTTTTCGGCTAAAGATACATCGGCAAATAGGAAAGGAGGGTCACCTGCCCGTCTGGATTCATACCTGAATGTCACATTTTGCCCGGTTACTTTTTTAACCAGGTTAACAATATCTTGTACCGAATAACCTCTTCCAGTTCCTAAGTTTAGAATTTGAGATTGTTTACCATTTACCAAATGTTCTGCTGCCAAAACATGTGCATCGGCAACATCACTTACATGAACATAGTCTCTGACGCAAGTTCCATCAGGCGTTTCATAATCATTTCCGTAAATAGTGAAATTATTTAGATTTTGGAGAATCCTAGGAATCAAATGTGTTTCTGGTTCGTGGCACTCACCCATTTCGTTTTCAGGATCCGCACCAGCGAGATTGAAATAACGGAAGATAACATGTTCCACACCAGAAAGACGAATCTCCAATTCAGCAGAATATTTACTTGCTGCATAAGGATTGTTCATTGGGTTTAATTCATCATCTTCACTTATTCGTGTGTCTTTAGATTTGTAAAGACCTGCGGTAGACGAATAAACAATTTTATTCACACCCCAAAACTTCATAACATCTAAAAGAACATTTGTTCCGTGTGTATTATTATCAAAAAATGTTTGTGGATATTTTACTGATTCACCAACTTCGATTCTTCCTGCCAAATGAAACACCACATCAATATTCACCTTATCAAAAAGCAAATGTAATGATTCACCATCTTTTATATCACAAGGATGAAACAAATCAATATAACGATTGTCGGTGTGTTTTATATCAACACCTACAACCTTCCATCCTGAGTTTTTAAGGGATTTAGCTAAATGTGATCCAAGGTATCCTGAGACACCTGTTATGAGAGCGGTTTTCATATTAACTGAATTCCAGGACCAATGATTATCGGTTCGTTTATCTGTATCGGTTTCTTCGTAGAGTTCCACGGAAAGCTTTCACCATATTTCTGTCTTTGAATTTCATTACCTTCGTCAAAAAATTCTTTGTTGACAGAGTTTTCATTACCATCTAATCGATAACACATGGTGTGAGCACCAGTGCAATCATACTTTGGAAAATGATGGCGGATATTCTGAAAGAATTGTCTATCCGCACCCCATTGTCCATACCAAGATTGTCCTATACGGACTGCAACATCACGCTTAACGGCAAAAGATGAGGTGTCCACATGGAATACTTCATCATTAAAATAGACAGGCCATTTTCCAAGCGATTCGCAATTGTCCTCACAGAGGAAGTTACCTTGTTTATCATAAATTTTCCTTAGTGAAAATGCCCAATCATTTCCGTTTTGAATTGTATTAACCAACTTTTTAACATGACAATTATCAAACCAGTTATCTTCATCCAAATAACAAATGATATCTGCATTGACCAAGAATGAACAGGCAGAATAAACACGATGACCATACCATCCTTTACCAACATTATCTTCTAAACGGATTGTTTTTACTTTGGATGCACCAACTAATTGTTCTTCAACCTTATCAAAGTATTGAGACCCATCGATAAAAACATAATGGGTTAAATCTTCGTAAGTTTGTGAATCAACAGATGATAAACATTGACTAAGATGGTCACTACCAATTGTTGGTGTAACAACTGCAACTTTCATAATTACTTCCCAGATATAGCCTCTTGAATTAACTTCGTTGTTAAACCTTTGATACCCAAATTCTTTTTCAACATCTTCAATAGTAATTCTGATTCGGATGGATGTAATGCTTCTAAGACAACCTTCAATAGTTTCGTTTTCTTGGCATCATCATTTGCCAATTCAGAAGGTCGATTTGGATGGTCTTTAATAAATCGGTATAACTTTGGAACTTCGAGGTCCAAATATGTAATGTTTAGACCGGCAGGTTCAACTGCGGGTCGCCATTCTTTTGGTGGGATAACATCGAATTTTATATTAGGGTTAAAGGCATATTCCAAAAATTCTTGGAACTTTGGATGCCAATATTTTCTTAGAATTGCCATTTTATCGGCTTTGGTTTCAGCCTTTTCAAATTCTTCAAAAATTTCTGGAAATAGTTTAGCGTCAATCATTAGAATTCATCAATCACTTCAATTAGGTTTTTGAGACGGTTCGCAATCATATAATTCATAAACTCTTGCTTCGAATGATTTTTTGCGCTCTCATATGTATCTAGTATAGCGGCCTTCAGTTTATCAGGAATTTTAGATAAATCAATCAAAGTTTCGTTGCGAGAAAAATTACGCAACATATCTTCATTACAAAATTCTTTTGGTTCTTGATTCATCCAACCTATAATCTTCGCTTCTGTTATAGGTTTCTGCCTACCACCAACAACAAAAACATCATCAGGAGAAAGAATGTTAGGAATTCCATCACTTTTATCTCCTCGAATAATTAGTTGTTTTAATTGTAAAGCAGGTAGAGGTTCTTTAATGTGTTTTTTCAAAATTGGTGAATACTGGTCAACATTAGGATACTTTTGCAATTGTGCAAAGTCTTTATCTGAGGACAGAATCATTATCTTTTGTGTTGCTGAATATTTCATCACCAAGGCTGCAATAATATCATCTGCTTCACAAGTTTCTACTGTAACAACTTTGTAAGGAGAGTAATCACGCAACTCATCACGAATTTTATTTAAACAATCAAAAATGGTTGGCCAATCATGGCCAGATGCCTCACGAGCTTTCTTACGACCCGCTTTGTAATGTGGAAACAATTCACGGCGCCAATAGTTTTTGTTATCGCAAGCAATAACGACCTCAGGCCCATGTGATTCTTTAAACTTCTTCACATAGGTACGAATGGTGTTTAAAATCATATGGCGAACCAAAGATTCATCTACGGCAGTCCGAGACGAACCTATTTGTTCCATCAAATTAGAGATTGCTACCTGATTGAAATCGAAAATTATCATAATATATCTATTATAGTATATGTAGCAATAAAAGTGAGGCAAACATTTATCATTCGCCTCGGTCTCTTTTGTCTACCTCAAAAATTAATTGGGTAATAAACTGGTGGTCAAGTTCGGTTGAGTTATTATCTTCAAATGGAATTACTTCAATCGAATCATCGTTTTCGTTATACCAAACCCAAATACAAACTTCTTCTTTTGGTCGATGTATCAATGCCCATGGTGTTTGGTCATGTTCAGGAAACTCTTTTAGTAATGAATCTTTGTGAATGAATACCGCAAAAGAAAGTTGGGTTGTATCGCCCGCTTCTTCATATCGATATTCATTATCTTCGGTGTAATACTCTAAATCTGCATAACCATCAAAAATGATTTTCACACCAAATGGTGCGTTACCCGAATCATCACCAGGTCGTAATATGCCTTCATCCATTGTGCAAATGAATTCACGAACCCAACCTTCAATTACTTCAGAATATTCTCTTTCATCATTCAGATATATCGTCATCTTCATCACCATCGTTAGTGTGTTTATCACAAGCAGTATAATACCAACCACGACCTCTCATTTTGCCAGGTGCGCCACAATCTTCACAAGTAACCGCACTTAGGTTTTCTGCAAAACGAATATAATTATAATGTTCATCAGTTCCTGCACGAATGTAAAAACGCAAAGTGCCAAACTTCTCTTTGACCTGAACAACAGTAGGAACTTTTTCTTCCGCTTCTACCATTTTCAATCGTTTTTCTTCAACTTCTTCTGGTGTAATTTCTTTACCACCAACCCAAGGCCATTTTTTGTCGGTATCATAATATTCTTTGATACTTTCATATCTTTCTTTTGCCTGATTATATTCAGAACAAAGTAATGCCGAAAGTGTATCAATAATATTATACCAACCTTCACCACAACAGAAACCCCAACACATGGCGGTCTCTGTCATAGGTGCATGGCGGTCACGATAAAGTAGTGCCAATCATGTAATCAAAATCTTCATGTGTATGTCCGTGAGTCCACAATTTGATTTGTGGATGGTCGAGAATAAACTCATCAAGACTGCTACTGTATGCACCATTCATCAAAGTATCATGTTGATATCGAGGATGGGTTGATTGTTTACTTGGTGCATGATGACCAACCACAACAAACTTCTCATCAAATTTGCCTTCAATTACGGTACGGATGTAATCAACCATAGCCTTATGTTCAGGTACAGCATCTTCAGGACAAAATGTGCTTGGTTCTTGTTTTTTCTTTTGACCAACTTCGATAAGTCCACCACCTTCTTTAGTAGCATACTTACCACCATTCTTACCATCTTCTGTGTAATCAGGATTCAATTCATAAAGTGGAACTGTGCGAACAACCATACGATTGCTGTTTCGCACAATTCTAAAATCATTCATACGGCGTTGAACATGATACATCGTCTCAATTTTAACAATTTCTTTTTCTAAGAAATGAACATTCGAATATCTCTCCAATGCGGCACGGAGAATAGATTCAGATTTAGCAAAGTCACCATCATAGTGTTCGTGATTGCCCATGATATAAACGACATTTTTAAACAATCTGCTTGCATCTTGAAAAAATCGGTCATAATTGGGACCAAACTTACTTGCTACACAAATGTCACCAGACAATACCAAAACATCGGCATTGTCAACATTGTTTAACTCCAAATGACCAAACTCCAAGTGAACATCACTTGCTAATGCAATTTTCATATTACTACCTTTATAAATTACTTTACCACTCTAACAAGAATTATATCAGCGTTTAGTCTTCCTGTCAAGCCTGATTCAACTGCCCGAATACCATCTAAGGCATTGCGGAGATAAACTTTGCCGCCTTTGACTATTTCAGGCATTGTTGCCTCAGGTTTTCGAAGTGTCTTTTGTACCGATTTACTTTCATTAAAGTTAATGATGGAAGAACCTTTGACTGATAAACCATCGGCATCAATTGCATGATAGCAACCAAGTTTTCGGTTCTTTGTATTGAATACCCACAATTGCATCGCACCAATTATGTCTTTGGTAGGAACAGATTTGAGTTTCAACTCTTTGTATTCTTCCATGACACTAATCTTTGCAACTAATTGTTCAGGTGTTTTTGATTTTCGTTTACGAGGTTTGCGAGATTTAACTGCCTCACCGGCAATCTTACCGCAATCTAAGATGACTTGGTCACACCAAGCAATGATTTTCTTTAACTGTGGTTTGGAGAAGTTAGAATAACCTTCCTTGACTTCCGCATCATCAGTATGAAGCACATCATCAAATTCAATCCGCTTCGTCTTAAACCAATCGGAAATGTGTTTGGTATGCACACCTTTAATCTCCATGGTATGCATAATGGCATAAGGTGCCGAATTGGCAGAAAAACTTGAGGTAATCAGTTCATCCAACTGACCTTCTAATTCACCAATACACTCAGATGCCTTCTCACGGATTCGGTCTTGTATATTAGGCACAACAACTTTAGGTTGCGTTTCAACCACAACTTCTTTAGGTGCATTTAATTCATCTTTGAGTTTTGTTATTGTGTTTTCAAGCCAGATTTGGTCTTTGGCAGATAAAGAACCGCCATTCGAAATAATTCGACAAATAAAACCGAAAGTGGGAGATTGACCTTTGATTACCGAAGATACATCAAGTTTGTGTTTCTTTTTAAGGAAATCACAAGCCCATTTTTGGGCATCTTTGTTATCTTTGTTCTGAGCATACCATGATAAAGTTTTTATCAAATCTAGCTGAGACAGTTCAACCGAGAATTTCGGTTCTGTCCCAGCATAGACCATATTCGCATCAGTAATTCTTGCCATTTTGAAATCTCATAATGTTTCAACCAATTTATCATTCTATCTAGTAATTTTCTACCTGTCAAGCCATATTAGGTAGAAAATCTGCCTTAACGGGTTGTATTCTTACTTATAATCTTGTAAGGCAGATACCACATTTCTAGGCAAAATTTAACCCATGAATCAAAAATGAAGTTTATCACAGTTCTGGTTCAAATGCAGGCGGAGGTGCGGCTTTACCACCGAAACCTGTAACTACTGGTGCAGGTGCCGAAAATGTGGGTGCAGGTGAACCAAATGGACTTGCCGTTGGTGATGGTGCCGATGCAAAAGCAGGTGTTGTTGCACCAAAACTTGGTGTAGATGGTGTTGTTGGTGCAGGCGATACAGTTGTTGGTCGTGTCGCTGCTTGCAATGCCATCTTCTGAGCATCTTTATCGCCACCAGCCAACATAATACCAGACAATGTGCCGGTTAAGAATGTGGCAATAGGTATAATCAACTCAAAGAACTTTTGGTCGATTGGTGAAATAGCATTGAGTGGTTGTGTAACAAAAATTAATGAATATAACACAACAAATACAATACCAAACAAGGTAAGTGCTAAACAAATACCAATGAAGAATTTTAACCGAGCCATTAACTGCTCTTCGGTATACATGAAGTTATCTTCTTTTTTTTCTTCTTTATTAAAAATGTTCAAGTTCATTTGCAATTCGCTCCAGTTATTGGTTTTGGTGTATTTTGTGCAAGAGTTTTATTTCCATCTGGCCCTAATCGTGGATCATTTTGGCCTTTGAAAATGTGTTGAGGACAAGTTCTTGTTACATCACACAAAGGCAACTTACACATATCTTTGTCCCAATTTGCTGGGTCTTGGCACGGATAACGAAACTTATCTCCGCTAAAATATGCAAGTGTTAATGGCAACAGTAATAAGATAATTAAAAATTTAGCTAACTTTTTATCATTCATTTTCAGTCCTTATTTAAGGTTTATTTATATTTTGTTTTACACTACCATAATGAGCGGATTGATGTTCTAACCAAATACCAATCAAAGAAATTACTATACATACGGCTGCGAATAATTTTGCCATAATTAAAACTTATAAAGTTTAAAAAGATATGTAATAATAGCCGCTACTCCAACACAGTACCAAAATAAATCATGTACCTTATGCCTATCTCTATCAATATACTTCATATCTTGAGCATTTTGATTTTCAATTTCGGTCTTTAATTGTTGAACTTTATTCCAAGCATCTTTACCATGTTTTTTGGTTAAATCATTTTTCAAATTATTTAATAAAATTTTTCTTTCTTCTTCTTCTTCAAATTTGCGAATGGCATTTAATTCCGCATTTATTAATATTTGTTCTTGATTTTTTCTTTCTTGAACTCTCTTTTTTTGCTCATCACGAACAGTTTTCTCCATATCATTTTGTATTTCACCGACAAATTTTGATGCATCGTCTCCAAATTTTTTTGCATTTTTTAATGCAGAGAGACCACCAGATAATTCTTTAGGAATTTCCATTTAATTTTCGCTTTTTATTTTGCTAAAGGATTGTCTAAGGCTCGTTGAATCTTAGTATCAATTTCTTTTCTTAATTGGCGAACATCTTGCTCAGTTTCACGGGACAATTGTTTACCATCACGCTCAACTTGCTCAACCACTTTCTCTAAACGGCGAATGTCGTTTTTGAGGTCATTCTTTATATCTCTAGTATAGTCGGTAGTCTTTGTAGAGTTTTCTTCAATGACTGCCAATCTCTTATCAAATTCTGTTAAGTCTGGTGCGACATACTTTTCAATTTTCATCTTCATATCTTGGTATGATTTGTAAACTTCAAATGCTCCATATAAACCACCAAGGATGGATGAAACGATTGTAAATGCAACCATTAATTTGGCCGGTGTAAATTCGTATCCTCCAATGCTGATGACGGTATCTTTGCTGGCATATTTTTTGACAGCAGATTCCATCTCATCAACTTTTTTATTTACATCTTTAATTTCTTCTCCCATTTTATGTTCCTCTTGCTAATTGTTTTTGTAAATTTCTTATTTTAATTATTTCAGAGGCATTGGGTTCACTTTTATTTGTTTCATTAATTTGTGCCTCTTGTTTTTTAGGTTCTTTATAATACCAAATAAATGTTGAAATGAGAACAACCACCTCAATTAAATAAAATACCATAAATGATTCAAAAAGTATGCTCATTTCTTATACTGTGCCTCAACCATTTCGTTATGAAGTTGGTCAGAAGGACCAAACATTCTTCTACTTAAAACTTTATTGTCAACATTAACTTGACCTCTGTAAATATCTTCTGGTCTGTAAAAAGGTCTATCAATTAATATAACTTTATTGTAAGCATCAAAACCAGGTACAAACGCCATTGCTTGAAGAACTACATTCTGTACCATTTTTTGTTGTTCCATATCTACTGACTTACCCATATTTTCAGCTAAATTTTTTCCATCTTCAATAGCCTTGGCTTTGGCCGCAGTTTCTCTGCGTTCTTGTAATTCTTGTCTTGCGGTTTTAGGTTGGTCTTTTGAACTAGATGCCGTTGAAGAAGAAGCAGTAGTCGATGACGATGGACCGCCAGTAGAGCCTGTCGTAGTAGCATCTTTCTTTTCTTCTTTCTTTTCTTGTGAAACGGCTGCAACAGTTGTTGGTGAATTTGGTTGTTGTTGAGGTTGCGACAATTGAACCGGTGCGGCAGGTGCGGCCGCAGAATTAGTTGTTGTGGTTGTTGTAGTAATTGCTTTGTCCACATTACTATCACCCGTTTTTGATACCGTGGTTGATACAGTACCATCTGAACCAATTGTTGAAGATGGTTCAGATGTGCTAGTTGTTACAGTTTTAGTCGTTGTTGTGGTTGTAGTATCTGTTGATATGTTTAAGATATTTTTCTTTGCATATGCTTCGGCATAATTTGGACAATCTGTTGCGTATAGACCATCTAGTGAACATTGTTGTGTTTTATAAGCAGTTGAATAACCAGGACATTGTGGTGCATAAAGAGGATTTAAAGAACATTGATAATTTAAATACGCACTTGCATAACCAGGGCATGATTGATTATATAACGGATTTATTGTGCATTGTTGTGTTAGAAACGCAGCTGCATAACCTGGACAAGAAGTATTATAAAGTGGGTTTGCATTACATTGCTGAGTTAGATAGGCGGCTGCAAAACCTGGACAACTAGAATTTGATAATGGATTTGCCACGCATGGGTCTGGTGTATATACTGCATTGCTATACATATTTGTTATAGATGCGTTTCCTAGTGTCCATGGTGACATAGCAAATCCACCTAATGCTGATGATGGTAAAGAATTATTAAATCTGAATTGTTTGGAATATGTGCCAGATGCTCCATTATTACCACCATTGTGAGTATTAGATTCACTAAACAATATGTTACTATTACTATTTGTGATAACAGTCGCAACTCCAGCATCTGAATATTGCCATCCAGTTAAACAGAATCCAAATAAATCAAGTAAACCACATTGTCTACCTGCCACATTGTAATCATAACCATAATTAAATCCGTGTATCAATGCACCCGCACCCGCAAATGATAATGCTTGATTTATAGCATATGCTTGTGTTCCGGTTGTTCCAGTAAATAAGTTTCCACTTGTTACTGCGTTATAACCAGGACAAGAAGGTGAGAAACCTGGATTACTTACACAAGGATCTACTGTATATCGTAAACTTACATTTGGATTTCTAACTTGTGGACCATAATAACCTGCCCAAAATCTAGCATCTTTACCAGTAAATGAAACTTCTAAATTTGATAATGTTGATAATGAGTAGTCTTGAGGAAACCATTGTGTACCAGAATGAGTTATAAAACCACCAGACTGTTGTGAATAGTTGTAGTTATATGTCTGAAGAGCATTTCCTCCAGAATCTTTCAATACAACTCTACCTGATAATGTTCCATATTGCATGGTGGCGGGATCATTATTAATATTCCAAGAATAATCATAACCACCAACTTGTATTCCTGTTCCTGACAATGCTTGATTAATGGCTATTGTTTGTGCAGCCGTAGCCGTTGTGTAACCAAATATAATCGTGTTTGTTTGTGGATTAAATGCGGGTGTATTCCCTCCAACAAAACCACCATTCTGTCCCTGAATTGTTCCAACCCAAGAGTTTACTGTTGGATTTAATAAATTTGGTGTTGTTGTATATGTTGAATTGGGAGATGGTTGTATACCCACCACTTGTGCATTAGAATATGAGAATGAACAAAAGAATAGCGCCACTAATGCCAAAAAATGTTTTGCTATCTGTTTCACGCTTCTGTTCATCTTTTACTTTAAAGGTTCGGCTTGAATTGATTTTTCAACGACAGGAGGTAAAACTGCATAATTACCAACTGCCTTTTTATCCACATTATCTAAAACACCTCTAGTTTTCCATTCATCTTTTGCTCTCTCTCCAATCTTACCATCAACTGGACAAGGAGTTCCTGCGGCTATCATGGCGGCAAACACACGCTCATCTTGGCATAATGTTGCAACGGCGGCAACTTTCATACCCATGTCAAATAAGTTTTTGGAAAGTTTGATTCTTTCGCAATTCATATCTCTCATTGTACCACCCATAGAGATACCAAGAATCTGCGTTTGAACTGCACCAGATGCTGCTACGGCACAAACATCGTTATTGATAGTTGTGATAGCAGGCGCCACGGCAGTAGGTGGCGGAGACTTAATTGTAGTCTCTGATGTTGAATTTGTTGTGCTTCTGCTTGTTGAATCTGTAACAATAGGGTCAGCGTATGCTGTACCAACCACAACCATTGCAATTGCGGCCAATAGTTTTTTCATCTTTTGTTCCTTGGGTTGTTTACATATTAAATACCACAAGAAACAGCATAAAAATCACTAATATTCTATTTAGTTGTCCTGCATCAAATTTGGATTGATTTATTGGTGGCCCGGCTGGCAGGAATCGAACCCACATCGGACGCTTTAGAAGAGCGTTGCCTTATCCATTAGACCACAGCCGGTTGGTTTTGGTACCTCTGCTCGGATTTGAACCGAGAAATAACACTCCTTTTGAGAGAGTTGACTTTGCCAATTTGTCCACAGGGGCATGTTTGGTGCGGGTGGGCGGAATCGAACCGCCAAGCCGAAGCGGCAGATTTTAAGTCTGCTGTGTTTACCTATTTCACCACATCCGCATTGTATCGTATTATAGACAAAACACTATATCTTTGTGCATAATGAGTTACATAAAATTGGGTTGAACCGGGGAATCGAACCCTCTCTACTTGTTTCACAGACAAGTGTGCGACCACTACACTAGGAACAACATTGATTGGAGCGGCTACTGAGAATCGAACTCAGGACAGGAGATTGGAAATCTCCAGTTTTACCACTAAACTACAGCCGCAAGTTGGAGCGGAATGTGAGAATCGAACTCACGACTAAACCTTGGCAAGGTTTCGTTTTACCATTAAACTAATCCCGCATTGAATTATTTTTTACTTCTATGGCTTGTGCAAGAATCATTCCATAACTCTTGTGCTTGTTTTTTATATTCTTCAAGAGCATTATCAACACAATCTTCAGTTGAAAGAAAGTCTTGATAGTTTTCAGGTCCACTTCCTTGCATTGATGCAAGTCTTTTAGCTTCTGATTTAGTTTTACCAAAAATTCTTTCAAAGTTTTCTTCGTATTGTGTTCTATCTACTATTGGTCTTGGCTTATCGCCTTTTCCACCGTCACTCATGCTGCTTTTAATCCTTTCAATCTGTCTGCTGCATACGATGCCGCAAACGCTTCTGGTTTAACTAAAGGTATTACATTACATGTTCCACGAATATAACCAATCGCTTCTTGAATCACACAATTTGAACCATGCATTTCGTTTGGGTTAATATCCAAATGAACTTCAACATTACGGTCCACTAAAACATCTGCAAGTTTTAAATATAATTCAGAAACTTTGTAAACTTCATTCATCAATCTATATCTAGGTTTGTTTTGTTTCTGGTCAAAATCTCTTTCACGGACAACTTCACCGAATAACTTACAACCATTGTTACCATTTATATGAACAACAATAGCGGTGATGTAATCTGCATACCAAACTTTGTTTATCTTAATACGCTCTGAATCACAACCAATATAAATCTTGGTTTCAGGTGTTTGTGCTTCAATGAAAGATTTAACTTCCTTTAAGTCCAACTTACGCATGATTACCCACTTTCTTTTTTATTATTGGCACCCCGGCAGGGACTCGAACCCCGACCAACAGTTTTGGAGACTGCGATGCTACCATTACACCACCGAGATATTGGTCGGAGTAGTAGGATTCGAACCTACGACCCTCTGGTCCCAAACCAGATGCGCTACCAGACTGCGCTACACTCCGTTGTTTGGTGCCCCTTGACAGAATCGAACTGCCAATCCATGATTACAAATCAAGTGTTATACCATTTAACTAAAGGGGCAATTTGGCTGTCTTGGCTGGGCTCGAACCAGCGACCCAATGATTAACAGTCATTTGCTCTACCTACTGAGCTACAAGACAATAATTCAATATAAAGATTTTGGTAAAGTTTGAATTCTCAACTGTTTCTTCCATCTTTTTACTGCACGACCATGTGCAAGTTTTTTTTCGGTACTAGGTTTTAAAAACTCTTGTCTTTCCTTTACTTCTTTCAAAAGACCGCTGTTGTCAACTTTCTTTCGAAAAATGCGTAGTGCTTTTTCAAAGGGCATATCACTACATTCTACTTTTAATCCAAACTTTTTATTTCTTCTCAAATTAAAACTTTCCTTTCTTTTTGTTAAACTGGTTGCGGGTGACAGAATCGAACTGTCAACTGAAGCTTATGAGACTTCCGAGATACCGTTTCTCTAACCCGCTATTGATTTACTTATTATACATCTTCCACAAAATTAATTGCGGTATATTTGGCGACCTGTAGGAGAATCGAACTCCTTTGTCCTACTAGACAGGCAGGCATAATAACCATTATATCAACAGGCCAAAATTTGGTGGGTTGCCAGGGAATCGAACCCCGTATGCCATAAGGCGACAGATTTACAGTCTGCTGAAGTCACCAATGCTTCTCGCAACCCAATTGGTACTCGGAAGGAGAATCGAACTCCTCTTCCCGCCGTGAAAGGGCGGTGTCCTAACCGATAGACGACCCGAGCATTAAAACTTTGGAACACAAGGTGAGATTCGAACTCACGAATCGATGGTTTTGCAGACCACGCCATTAGACCACTCTGGTACTTGTGCATATTTTGGCGGAAGCGGTGAGATTCGAACTCACGGTGCCTTTCGACACGACAGTTTTCAAGACTGTTGCAATAAACCGGACTCTGCCACACTTCCAAAATCAATTCAAATTTTTAAAGAACATTAAAACAAAAAACCCTAGTTTTTTAGACTAGGGTTTGTGTTTGTTAACCTACTACGATTTACCTCTATACACAAACCCCTTGAACTCCAAGAAAGCCTTCATTCTCGTTTCTTGGTAAACGATAATCGGCCTGCCATGTTGTCGATAACATGGAACAGAGTGTTAGTTTTGAATGTCGTATTGAAATTTTCATAATAGAGTTATTATATCAAAATATTTAGTAAAAGTCAAGCTTATTTTTCATTGTTACCTGATGGTTTCTTGTGGCATAGCATGGTTCAGCGTGCCATCCATCTTGCGATAGAGCAACTTGTCATCTTCAATGGTTGCATAACCATCAAAAAAGTAAGAATCCAAACTTTGTAGTCGTGGCAAATCACTTTCAGCAAACTCGCTGATGTTCGCTACTTGCTGTCCTAACCACTTTGAAGCATTGTAGTCAGAGTTTGCGACAATAAACTTCGCTTCTTCTTCATTTTTTGCTTCAACCAAGTGGATTTCGTAAAATGTGTTTACGGTTTCGACCACAAATTTCTTTTTTTTGCTCATTTTCTTTTTTGCCACATCATTCTCCAAGTGTAAATTCAATATTTTTTACGGAATCAAAACGGAAACTTCGCCAATCTTGTTTTTCTAAGTCAAAAACAGCAAGTGCTTCGTCAGATTGTGATTTCCCGGTGTTTTTTGGTGATTTTTCACTTGGGATTTTTGACTCCGCAAGTGTGCAAACCATTTTTCGCTCGGTTCCGTCTTTTTTAGTGAAAACAATCGTCACTTTTTCATCACGGAGTAGTCCTCGCAACCACTCACGACCCTCTTTTGTATCAACTTCACTTGCCATTTTCATTTTCCTCATCAATTTCTTCTTCGATTCCTGATTCGTCCCATTCCGCACGCTCTTCGAGCATTTCCCTGAGATTCCATTCATCAACAATATCTTCAGGAATGTTATCTAACGATTCTAGGTCAGAATATTCATAAGATTCATCAGAACCATACTCATAACGACCAACAAATGCCATTCCTTCTTCATGGTAGTTACCAAAAATAGTCATCGAATCATCTTGCGAAATAAATTCATACAATGCAACAGGTGGTCCCCATGGTGAATCAAACCAAAATTGAATGCTCAGGTTATCTTCATCATAATCCTCAACACGCCAATCATTTGCATCACAATTCCATTTGCAACCCCAATTATCAACCGACCAAGAATACCAATCACTATATCCGTATTTCTCAATCAACTGTTCATTGGTGTGGTCGAATGAAACATTACCAACATCCTTTAATTCTTGTGGACATGCACCAATTTGGCATAATATAAACTCACTTTCTATGTGTTAGCAATTGATTCCGCATATGTCTTTAGTTTTTTAAGTGTAACATAAGATAATGCTCTTTTGAGGTACTCTTCCCACCATTTGCCTGATTTCTCAGTTTTCTTTAAAACACAACCATACAATCCGGCACCTGTCAACCCTTTGATATAGGTTTCAGGATCACCAAGAATCGCCTCATAATGGTCGTCAAATATCGGATTGCCTTCGTCATCTCTACGAAAAAAAGCAATATGATACATGTTACCAATTTGATTTCCTTCAATTGGTATTGCACCTGCATATTCGGTATTTGCTTTAAACTCCCAACAATGAATTACCAATTCATTATCTTCCTCACCTGGTAAAAAATAAATGCCATCATATTCATTTGGATGCAATTTAACATCACCCATAAGAGAGTTCCTTTCTGATTGCAATAGTTTCCGTTTTGCGGTTGTAAGTTTTTTCACTTTGCACAACCCGCATACGATATTTAGGACTGCGTAGGTCCTTTGCAACCAGATTTCTTGGTTTAATTACTTTTTGCAAATTCTTCATCCATTTGCCTCTTCATCTTTCCTAACATTTGAATCATAAAAGACATTTGTTTATCTATATCCACATTTTGTTTTTGAACACAATATGAATCCATTTTCAACTTTGCGGATACTGCTTGGCAATCCTTCAAACTTGAAAATGTATTCGGTGCTTCTTGCACACCATTTGCGGTTACTATCATTAATGCAAACATCAATCCATTCATACTCTCACCCATAATCCAATAATGTAAATTGCCAACAATCCAGCATTTACTGTAATCATCGCTTTGTCTTTAATGAGAATACCCCACCACAAGAACAAAGCGGCACCCAAATTGAGTAACCAAATATTCAAAGGGTCGAACATCAAGGCGGTCGCCAATGCACCACACAAGGTGACCGCGGTTGCAACCCATTTTACTTTACACCGAAATAACATATGGTTTATTCCATTTTCCAACATTGATATAAAAATAATAAGCGGTATTAAAATAATCAGTCATAGCATCGGACTCATCATAATAATCTGCCGCCATTAACGCTTCTTTTAATTCTTTTAAAGCAGCAAGTGCCTTAGGGCGGTCTTTATAGTGGTCATCCAACCAGTAGGTGTTTACTTGAATTCGGTTATCACCAAAATCAATAGGACCAGATTTGATATTCAGGCTAATCGCCATGTGATTTTGCACCGACAGCGAACCTTTGAGACCATACTTTTTTAGAATTGGTTTCACTTTAGCGGCAATTACTGCCTTTTTTTGTTGATTCATATAAGCCATAATTACATACTCCAATAAGATTCAGAAGAAGGTGAGCAATAGATTGGTGTATCATAACGCTCAGTAAATTTTGCACCACCCATTAGATTGGTTTTGGTAACATAGGTTTCAAAAATTTTAACGATATAACCTTGGCAATTAAAACCTCTAGCCACGCTATCGATATAGTCCTTGGTTACAGGTGCAAAATCTTTTTTTTCAATCAAACGATAACCACCTTTTACACGGCGGTCGGCTTTGTAAATTTCTAATGTATATTCAGTCATAGCAGACATATTAAACTCCATTCCTATAAAATTCACGGCGAAAGCGGCGGGTTTGCATTTGTGCTTTCTCCAACAATTCAGACCAATCACCGGTTTTGACACACCGCTTAATATCGGTATTTCGCATTGGTGTAATGATATGAGATACCCGAGAATTCATGGAAATAGACATTGTTCCTTTATCCATGATTTTGGTAAACGGGTCAGTAGTTAATTTTCGAAATGCCATAATATTTCCTTTTCTCAGTTTATGGAAATATTATACATCAGGAATGCCGAATTGTCAACCAGCGTAGGAATCGATGTTGCAGGAAAACAACAGTCTAGGAAGTGCATCCTATCGATGCTGAGAGAGACTGAATTCCACGCAATTTCGCAGGATCCACCTCAATGGTCCTTTGACGCTTGACACCATACCAATCAATTGTAAATACATTGTCATGGTTAATATCTTCGCATAGATTCAATTCATTGATTTTCACAAAAGTTGGTGCATGAATCATTCTTAACATTGAGGTTCTCAATCTCTCATTTACCACATTGATATGAACCCGATTATTGAAAAGACCGGTTGGTCCCCATTGAATGTAGATTTGTTGACCACCATCATTCTTGGTATCTTTTTCTAATCGTTCCAAGAATTTAAGAATTTCTTTTTTGTATTCGGCATTCCACTTGACTTCATAATCAACCACCAATTTCACCTTTTCGGTATCCGATGGCAGAATTTTCACTTCACGAATTATCACATCCAGACCAGACTGCCGAATTTGTGAGAAATAATAATTGGTAATTTTTTCTCTTTGAATAAGAGTATTTTTTGCCGTTTGATGTTTCGCCAATAAGTCATTACCATTCACCTGAATCGTTTGTGAATCACCTTGTAACTTTCGCATAAACTTCATAGGTGAAACTTTGGCGGTAATCGTGCAATGAATTACTTTATCTTTTTGGCAAGTATCAATCTTATATGAATTGACAACGCCAGAAGAATAACTTGCAACCAGATTCCGAATCACTCGGTCGTTTTGAACAGTTTGGTCAGATATCACTAAGACACCAACCGCCTTTTGTACCGCAGAATTAAGTGCCGTTTCAATTGCAATCGCTTGGGTTTCTCCTACACCTTTGGCAGTAACCGTGATTTCTTCAGGCACCGATTCACTCATCGAAAAATAGATGCCTTGAAAAATCAATGAAACATAATCAAAAGGTGTAAACGATTGTGCTGATACGGA